GGATCTATTTGTGCTAAACTGACATTAGATGAATCTAATAGTCGTAAACTTTGTACAGTAGTTAAACCGTTTGTTGTTAAAGTTAATACAGGACTAGAAACTCCTCTGTTATTATTGAATGTTACTGATGAATTTGCCTGCGAACTGTCAAAGTTATATAAAAATTGTAAAGCACTACCTGAATACATTTTTAATGTACTGTCATTACCTAAAATCTGTGTAGCACTTGTTGTTTGGAATGCGTTATTACTTACTTCTGAACTATCATAAAATCCTATCTGTGCTCCGCCACTTGTTGCGGCATTACTGAATAAGTTAATATCTGTATTTTTAATATTTAAGCCACCTGTTGTGGTAGCACCACCTTGCGGGGTAATGTTTGCAAAATTAAAGTTTACCGTTGCGGAATCTATCTGACTGGCTGTAATGTTTTTAATTTTCTTTGTGCTACTACCAATGTTTGCTTGGTTAGTAGACTTAGGTATAATGTCTGAATCTATATCAAAGTTTGTACTTGATACAGCACCACTTAAATCACCACTAAATGATGTTGCTGTTATTGTGCCTGCGGCAAAGTTACCAGAGCCGTCTCTTGCTACTACTTTACTTGCTGTATTTGTTGTTGTAGCATCTACGGCTACATCATTAGCATTAACAGTTATATAAGTGCCTGCGCCGACTGTAAATGTTCTATTTGCTGTTAAGTCACCGCCACCAGTTAAACCTGCGCCTGCTGTTAAGTCAATTGCTTTTAAGGCTGTAATATCATTTGTATTTTGTGTAATTTTTGTTCCAGCACTTGCGTCATCGTTTAATGCCGCCGCTAATTCGTTTAGAGTATTAAGTGTGCCTGGAGCACCGTCTATTAAACTTGTTATTGCTGTTTCCACATAAGCAGTCGAGGCCGCTTTAGTTGAATTATCTCCAGCAACGTAATTACCGCCTGACGCACTTGGCATTGTTACTGCCGGTACTACTACACTTGTACTAAATGTTTTAGCACCTGCGATGCTTTGTGTACCACTTGTTCTTACTACCGTGCTATCAACGTCTACGACACCACTAGCAAAGTCTATACCATCGCCCCCACTAATATGTGCTCTAACTTCTGTAGCACTCGGGCCAGTGTATGTAAATACACCGCTAGTATTGTTATATGATAAACTGCCGTCTCCGCCTGTGTCAGTAACACTTAAAGTTGCTTCTACGGCTGTTGTGAAATCTGTTATTTGTGAACTCGGTATTGCTATGTTTACATCTGCCGCCGCTGTTAATTGTCCTTGTGCGTTTACAGTAAATGTAGGTATTGCTGTAGCACTACCATAACTTGCGCCTGTAACTGCTGTATTTGTAATACTAAATGCGCCACTGCTATATGTAAGTCCTGTGCCCGCACTTAGATGTGCTTGTACTTCACTAGCACTTGCGCCTACTGATGTTATTACACCAGTACCACTATTATAAGTTAATGATCCGTCGCCACTATGTGTAGCACTTATACTACTTCTGGCTCTTGCTGTAGTATGATATAAGTTACTGCCTTCTGCTACATCACCTGTGTCTTTAGTAGCAAGCCTAGTATCAAAGTCTGCGTTTGCTCTAGCAGATGTATAATATAAATTAGAACCTTCTGCTACTGTATCAGTATCGCCCTGTGTATATGTTAATACACCTGTACTACTATTATATGCTAATTGTGTAGAGTTTTCACTGATTGCCGCTCTGGCTCTTGCTGTGGTATGATAAAGGTTACTTGAACCTTCTGCTACATTATCAGATGTTATACCACTTAGTGATCCACTAGTTAAGGTACCTGCGATTGTACCAGTTGCTGTAAAATTGCCTGAAACTGTATGTGCGGCACCGTCCCATGATATAGAACCGTCGCCACTTCCGTTTTTTCTAAATACTAAAGTAGATGAATTATAAGTTTGGTCTGCGTTAATAATAATTTGATCATCATTGACTCTTAGTTCATTGGTACTTGTGATAACTGTATCACCAATTTGGTTAACTGATGTACCTTTTAAATCAATGTTACCTTGGGATCTTATTATATGTTTTTTATCTGCCATTTATACTCCACACTCTAGATAGGTTGCTTTAACATATTTATCAAATTCGGCAAATAATTGCGAAGTCAAAAAAAAGCACCTCCCGAAGGAAGTGCTTTTAATTGTTTCTTGTAAGAGTTCTTACTTGAATGAAACGTTGCTAAGAGCAATTTCACCTAAGTAATCAGCCGCGTTACCCAATGAACTTGCTGTGTTAGTAAGTTCGATGTAACCGTATCTTGTCATGAAAGATACAACTGGTTCAAAAGTGCTAGGATCCATAACTGGTCCTGTGCTCATTAACGGAATGTAAGGACAGTAGAATGCTGGCGCATCAGTTTCTGATGATCCTTTATATCCTACTAATACTGAAGTTCCGTCAGCCGCGTAATTGTCAACAAATACTTTAACAGTACCGTTTAAAGTTCCAACAAACTTAGAGTTTACTGGTGCTTCAAAAGGACCTTCTGTACTTCTAACAAAAGTTGAAGTAGTCGCTGATTGTAAAATTGTTAATGCTTGTGGACTAACAACTACATAGTTACCTGCGCCTCTTCTTGTTCTAGCGGCAATTAAGTTTGCAACTCTATTAATTAGAATTGCCAAGATCGCGTGTCTTTCACCGATATACGTTTGTGTACCTGTGATTCCACTGTTGAAATCTAAAGTGTCAACTGTTGGAGCAAGTGCTCTCAATTTTGCTAACATTTCTTGGTCAATCTCAACCGCAATTTCTTGTGCCAAGGCTTGCATGATTTCAGCCTCTACGTCAACACCATGCATTGCGTTTGCATCTTGAGCAGATTCAAAAGTCCATCTTGCTGATAGACGTCTTGATTTTGCTTCAACTGTTTGCTTCAAGATTTGGATAGACATTTTGCTACCTGCTGTTCCTTCGCTGGCCGCAGTTGCATCAGGTGTTCCTGAATATGCTGTTGCTAATGCGAAAGGACTAAGTGCTTCTTGTCCTGCTACGACTGAGTCTTTAGACTCTGCGTATCTTACTCTTAATGTGTGGATTTGTCCTACTGGTCCACTCATTGGTTGCACACCAAGTAATTCGTTGGCGATCAATGAAGGCATAACCCTTCTAATAAGAGGTAACATTACTTTGTTTAAAGAAGCGATGTTTCCACTCATTGTTGAACCTGCGGATGCGGCTTCTTGTAATTGAACTTTTGCGTTCTCAAGAATTACGTCCATAGTGCTCTTTTTTGATCCGTTAAGGCCTTCTAGTAAGGCTTCCTTGGTTGCGGACCAATTTGATTCAAATAATGCTTCTGCCATTATATTCTCCTATTATTTAAGTCCGGCTAGTTTTCTTAACTCATCGATCTCTACGACTGATGTGTCAACTTTTTCTTCATTGGTGGAGCCGGTCTGCCCGTCCAACGATCTATTACCAGTGTGTTCTGATGTCACTGATTCATTGATGACTGCTTTCTTAGTTCTAACTGAAACTTCTTCGTTTATTACACTTGGAAGGTACTTGTTGAATGATTCTTCAAGTTTTTCTGTTTTAACTGTTTCTAGCAGTTCAGTCATTAATTCTTTCTTGTCCTTACTTAAAGGGGCAAGTAAGTCTGTCATGACTTGATTTCTGTTTGCTCTATCCTCTGATATTCTGAGTTTAGATTCAACTAATTTTTTATCTTCTGCAATTTTCTCTGCTGATGCTTTAGCACTATCAACATCACCTTTCAGTGCTGTTAATTCTGCTCTAAGTTTTCTTACTTCAGTATTTTCATTTAAATATGAAGTTCCATACTCACTAGCCATTGCTTCGAAAATTCTTCTGCCGAATTCGTTTTCACGAGCCTTAGTTATATCTTCTTTGAATTGAGAAACTTCGTTTTTCAATGCTGAAGATATGGTTGCTTCAACCTTATCCGCCGCTCTTCTAATAAATTCTTTTTTAGCATCTGCTAATTGTTCTCTTCCTTCACGGACTAACTGAACTTTCTTTTCAGCCAATTCACGTTTGTCTGCGTGGAATTCTTTAATTTCTTCTGCTACTGCGTCTAATACAAAACTTTCAAGTTTAGCAAAGTTTTCACTTTGTGCTTGTCTGTCTGCTTTTAACTCTGTAACTTCTGATGCTAATGTTTCTGTGATGAACTTGTTAAGGACGTTAGCATGTTCGCTAACAGCCTTTTTATAGTTTACTCTTTCGGCTACAGTTGCCTTCTTATCTTCAGCCAATTCTGCTAACTCGTCTTTGAGAGAATCTGTAATAAACTTGTCCATGGCTTCAACAATTTGTTGCTTGTCATGTTCAAATCTTTGTGCAAACTCTTCTCTAAGTTCCGCTGTCAACTGGTCTTTGGCCTCAGCAAGGCGTGATTCCCATGCCTCTTGGATCTGAGTCTTAACGTCTTCTGATAAGTTTCCAGATTCTAAAAGGTCATTAAATGTGGTTGTTTCCGCCATTTGCTATCTCCTATTTGAGTTCTAATTCACGTATAAATGATTCCATCATACGTGCAAGGTGTATTTCTGCTTTTTTGTCATGTGTAACGGACTTCGCCATCTCGTGGATAGCGGCACCGCCTCTCATATTGAATAAACTTTCATAGATCGCTTTAGGGTAGGCGTCTGGGGCACTTGGTTGTGCCACTATATCAACGGTTACTATGTCAAAATCACTAACTCTACCACTTTCATTAACATTACCACTACCACGGCTACTTACACCTAGTTTAGCACCGCCTTTTAATAATGCTTCGGCAATCTTGCCCATTGGAGTATCCAATAGTTTTAGTTTGCCGTATCCATTTGAGCCTTCGACTCGCATTTCTGATATCATATGACTGACACGATCTAAATTTATCTGCAATTCTGTAGGATGATCTAATTCGCCAAGTACAGTTTCACCGCCTGTTAGCCTTTTACCTATGGATTCAACTGCTGTTACAATTTCGTCTTTAGGGTAAACTCTACCATTTTGGTTTTTTACTTCACCTTGAATAAATAATCCGCTCATACATAAATCTTTTCCATCATTAGATGATTCTACTATGATTCCTGCGTCTGCCGGGTTATAATATTCAAATAACTGTCTTGCCATCTTAATCTCCTTAAATTATATTAAGTTAATTACTTAACTTTTCCTGCTATTGGACTTTCGGATTTCTCACTAGCAACCTTAGGTGCTGGAGCGGCCTTTGGTTTTTCACCTATGTTATCACTTGCTGGATTACTTTTAGGTGCGTCTCCGCCTTTCTTTCCTTCACTACCGTCACTTCCAAAAAGTTCTTTTTCGTCTGTTCCGAAATTTTCTTTCTTTGGGAATTTAGGTGATGCTGTGTGATCTCCACTTGCGTCGTTTTTAGCACTTTGAGGTTTACTAAAAGTAGTTGCTTCTTCTACAACTTCTTCTTCAACTTCTTCGTCAAGGTCGATTTCTTCTTCAAAAGATTCCATTTCCATTTCATCTTCTAAATCTGCTTCTGCGTCAGCAACTTCTTCGTCGCCTTCTTCGTCGCCCATTAACTTTTCAAATTCTGCTTTTAATTCGTCAAGTTGTGCTTCAAGGTCGTCTACTCTATCTTCAACTTCCTCTTCGCCTTCTTCAGACTCTTCTTCACCGTCCATTTCCATATCCATTTCTGGTTCCATTTCGTCTTCTTCTTCATTAACGCCACTTTCGTCTGCGCCAACATTTGCTTCTATTTCATCATAGAAGTCTTCACTTGGTGATCCGGCTACAGTTTCTTCTACAGGCTCTTCTTCTGATTCTTCAGCCTCTTCAACTGCTTCTTCTTCGGATTCTTCTGCTTCTTCAACTGTTTCTTCGGATGCTACTTCTTCTTCTATTGCTTCTTCTAAAGCATCTTCGTCTAAAAGACCTTCGTAGATAGTTCTACTTTTCTCAACCATAAAACCGTGTAACAGTTCTGAGGCTTTTTCTTCGTCTTCAGCGAGTAGATGTTCCAGAACTTGCTCTAGTACACTTTTGTTCTCTGACATAGTAACTCTCCTATATTTTTGTTATACCGATACTCGATTCGATATATCGTATTTTTATTTAAGTGATATGTACTGTTTTATTCTAAAAACGGTGCTTTTTGAAGTGATTTTTGAAGTTTTTTATTATAACTGCCTTTTATGCACTTCATCTAGTATATGTTCTGCGTATTTAGAGTGTGCGTATGGACTGTTATGATGGCTTACAGGGTAGTGTGTTGTTTTGTTACCTGCTTCATCAATTATCTCTGGATTGAATTGAGCATAGTATCCTGCGCCATTTTCTAAGTAATATTTATCAGGTATGAAGTCCCAGTTAAAACTGTCTATATGGTGATGGTCTTCTATCAAACCCGTTTTATCAAACTCTGAATATTCAAAAGTATTAGGTGAAAATAAAAAGGGTATTTTTCTTTCTAGTATGCTTAAAAGGCCGCTTTGTAAAACATAGTAATCGTTATGTGCTTTAATGTTTTCATCAAATACATAGTAAGCAAAGTCTTTTAATGCGTCGACTCTACTAGGGTCTATGTCTTGATAACGTCTTGCTTCTTGGCTAATAACCGTATAAATGCTATCACACCATATTTGCGGATCATATGTTTTACCGTAGTTTATGTGATGTTCGTGATCAAAGTGGTCCCAATCAAAATCACCAAAGCATACTTGATCATATCCTTTGTTGTGATCGTAAGTATTATCTAAGTCTTTGAGTATTTCAAATCTATTGACTCCTGTAGCATTAATAATCATTAAGTCAGGATTTAGATGTTTTAAAGCATAGTCTATTTGTAGCCGTATACCAAAGTTACTCATACCGCATCGTGCTAGATTGATATAATTGTACCCTAGTTTTTTTGCTACTAAAAAGCCGTATTCAAAATTGGGATATACTGGGTCTCGGCTACTCCAACTGCAACCGCAGACAACAAGTGTCTTCATTGATTTATAATAGGCCGCCGCCGGCGTCGTCTCCTGCTGGCTTCCTGTACATTTGCTGAGCAAGTTTTTTATGTTTTTCTGATTCTAGTTTTTTGAGTGCCCTAATCTTTCTAAGTTTTCCAACTTCTTCAAGACTTAACATTTTCTTTCTTGTATCAGTTCTATGACGTTGCTGAATTTCGTCATGTGCTGGTTCGTAAAATTCCATTATTTTCATTATACTTCTGGGCCTCCTCCTAATGTATTTAGTTCATCTAGGCCTGCTTGGGCATCGCTACCACCTAAATCGGCATCCATTCCTGGTTCTGCCGCACCCATATCAACTGGTGCCATACTTACATCTGCCGCTGGTTGTGGTCTAACACCTACTTGACGTAGATCTGATGATGTAGTATCTGCTTGAATATCATCTATATCAACAGCATTTTCTTCTGCCCATAGTGCCTCGTTCCTAGCAATTTCGTCTTCTGTTAAACCTAAGTACTTCTTAAGTTTAAATTGTGTTGCTAAGTAAGGTATTCCTTCTAGTGCGCCAAACAGTTGTGTTCTTGCTTGGTCTAATTCTAGTTCTCTGTAAGAACTAAAGTTTTGTGGGTCAGTAAATTTAATATCAAATAAACTGTTATCAATTTCTACACCACTTGCTCTTAGATAAACTTTAAACTCGTTGTTTAAACTTTTAATAATCTGTCTTTGTAATCTTTCGCAGTATTTGGCAAATCTATATTCTTGAATATATGCTACACCAACTTTACCATCGTTAAATGGTGCTGAACCATCATCAGGTCCAGTTGGCAAATAACTACTTGGTATTCTTAATCCTCTAATAAGTTTGTTATTAAAGAATTTTAAATCGTCAATCTCACCTAAGTTATCACCGCCGGGTAGTGTGTCAACTTTACTACCTCTACCATCTGCCGTTTGAGCAAAGAAGTAATCTTCTAACATACTCATAGGATTGTAACTGCTGTCTGCTACGTTCTGCCCACCACCTGTTTTGTTTGGTATACGTTTTTGTTGTACTTCATACTTAACACGTTCTAAGTATTGTTGTGCTTTGTGCGGTGGCATGTTACCTACATCAATAAAGAACACACGTCTTTCTGGTGCTCTGTGTACTCTGTAAATAATAATAGCATCTTCTAATAATTCTTTTTGTTTAAAAATTTTAAATACTGGATCTAAAATACTGTTACCAAAAGGCCATGTTGTTTCCATGCCTTCGCTCATGCTAATATGTAAAACATGTTGTGCGTCAATTGGTACAGCATTATTGGCGTCAGGGCCAAAACCTGAACTACTGCTTTTAAATCCTGAAGCGGCTTGTGGATTAGTGTAGTCACTCATGATAGCACCCGAACCATATGGTCTCTGTGAGTTAGGTGATACACTTGTTGCCGCTAAATCTTTTAAATGTAAATCTAAATTCTTAATAAAGTATTGTTCAATTTTTTTACCGTTGCTTTCGTTAACTAAAACTTTTTCAACTTGGTATGGATCAACCCAAAATAGTTTTTTTGTTTCTGGGTCTCTAATGTAAATTTGATCTCCGTATTTAACTGTACTACGGAACATTTTAAATACACGTCTTGGTAACTCATTTAGTTTACACCATTTTTGTAAACTCTGTTGTATAACTTTAACTTCAGGTGAACTTGGCTTATCGTTGTACTTTACAAGGAATGGTAAATTAGTATCGTCGTCTTCCTGCGTACAAAACTCTGATATAATATCTAGTGCCGCATTTACTTCTAAATCTCTGTCCATTGCGTCATATTGATAATAACGCATAATCCTATCTGGTGATCCTTGGTAGACTTCAGGCAACCAACTGCTATATCTACTAGCATACATGTCAGCACTACCTGACTTGTCGCCAGCAACACCACTGGGTAGTGCACTGTTTTCTACTGGGTTAAAGTACTTTTTCCAACTCATATTCTATTCCTGAAGTTATATAATACTATATTTATCAGATTGTGTCAACCTGTGGGGTTTAATATTGATAGATTATGTAGTGGCGCCTTTGCCGTCGCCGTCATCAATTTTGATAATTAATCGTTCCATTGCCGCTATTAACAGATTAATTTTGTTATCTGTTTTCATTTTAGGATCGGTTTGAATCTTTTTATATGTCTCCGCAACTGCCGCCGCAACTAATTCTGACTCATCTCTGTCTATCCCATCAGATATATCTATATCTTTATTGGCTATCATTTGAGTAACTGTTTGCTTGAATGCCTGCCCTGCCATTATTCCGTCAGTACCAGAAAAGCGGCCTACTATAGTGTCGGCAACAAAGCCTAGCCTATCTACTATTTGGCCATCTTTAGTATCACCTGCAATAGTATCTTTAGTAGGATCAAAAGTAGCATAATCAACTGTTTGTAATGAGCGGTTAATACTTCTTTTATTTTGTGCGTAATTTTGTAAGAATTCCATGACGTTTTGATCGCCTGCTTTGAACCTTTCTACCATCTGGTCGTAGGTTAGTCCTCTCTCCACCATGGTGCCGCGGCCATCTATATCAACCATCTCCGTTAAACCATATTGTCGCGCCATTTCGAACATTTCTGCTCTCATTTCTTGTGCCGATCTTATCATAGTTTCGACATCTCGACGATCCATATGACTATTTTGTTCTAATGCATACTCTATGTATTTTTCCCGTTTAGCAGGGTCGTTCATCGCATGGCTGTTGGCCGATGAGATAAAACGTGTATCAACACCAAATCGGTCAGCCATAGTTTGCTCATTAGCAATAAATTGATCATATATTCCATGGACACCGTGCTTGGCACCTGCTCCTTCAGTGCCACCAAATAATAAACCCATATCGTTCATTTTCTTTGCTTCGTTAAATCTTCCTGCTCTTATATATGCCTCGCCTGCCGATTCTTTAAATATTCGACCATCGGATCCTTCGTAAATGGCTAAAACTATCTGGTCCATTAAGTTTCTAAACATGTTGGCAATCATGTCTCCTAATACTCCTGCTTTTGCGGCATCTCCTATCCGAGCCGAAATTGTGTCTACAAATTCAACAAACAAGTTTTGTAATCGCTCCGACGCCTCTGCTCTTTCCTCCCCGGTACCGGCAGTAAAATATGCTTCGATGGATTTATTTAGTCTAGCAAAGAAACCACTGCCAACAAACATATCTCTAAACCCTGGAATTATTGCTAGGAAGTCCTCTACCATAAAACTTAAATTTGTTAATATTGTACCAAAATTTGCTCCTTCTCCTGTGCTACTTACTCCAAGCATTCCCATTGTAAACTGCATAATAGAATTTTCAAAAGGTGCTTTCATCATATCAAAGAAGGTGTCTGCTTGAGCACTAATAACCGATATGTTTCTCATTGAATCACCATCTGTGGTTAAATCGCTTAATAGTGACCTCCTTGCTCTTGCTTCACTGGCAAAGTTCACAGCCTGTATTGCTGTTTGACTTCGAGTCATTAAAGCAAGTTGTCTTGCTCTGTTAAATTCATCCTCTGTGGTATCTACCAAGGATTCCATAATACTATTAATTGTACTATCAGTAATTTTACCACTATTAAGAATATCTGTTTGGGCCATATCCATAGAGTCTACTAATCCTGGGAAAACAGTAACAAGGTCTGTAAAGCCTTCATCTAGACCAATAGCACCAGTGATAACCGCATTTATTAACGGATTAGTAATACTACTAGCATAAGTCGGGGACAGTCCTACCATTTTAATACTTAATTTTCTTATACTGGTTTGTAATTCTGAGATGCCATCATCGCCTAACTCTCTTGCTCTTGCGGCAATCAGAGTGTTGGTTTCATCTTCTAGTTTTGCTCTTTCGTAAAGATCTTCTTCTGCTATACCGGCCGCTTTACCTACGTTCCTTAATGTCCTAGCAACTTCTACAACATTGCCTGTTAAGTTTGTTCCTGCGGCATCAAGTCGCATACCCATCCTTGCTCTGATAGATATTTCTCTACCTAACAGTTTTGTCATTTGTTCGTTATTATAACCCATGTCAAATAAGCCACCGGCTACGTCTCTTGTAGCATTTCTTAAGTCTCTATAGCCTTCTGCGCCTAACACCATAATTTCTTCTGACGTTTCTTGTAATGCTTCAGTAAACTCTTTTAAACTCAATCCTGCTAAACTGGCCTGTGTTGCTATATTAGTAGCACCGTCTGTGTACGCACCGACCAATCCTGCTGTTCCGTTGGATAAACTGTCATTCATCAAGTTAAAGGTTTTCATTAATTGCTTACCAACAAATAATGCTACGGCACCTGCCGCGGAGGCAATAGCACCTACAAAACCAGCAAGTTTACTAATTACTTTCATTACCATTTGGCCCATCATAGCAAGAGGACTAAATCCAACTTTCAAATCACCTAACATTCCGCCACCGCCACTACTATTAGAATTTTGCTTAGATAGTTTTATAAGTTCAGCAATACCTTCGTCCATGCTAGTAGTTGACTTTTGTAAAGCCTCTTCTGCTTTCTGTGTTTTGTTTTGATGCTTTTTGGTATTGGCATCAGTTTTATCGTCTTTTGTGTTATCCTTTT